TGGTTCAAATCTCTATCTCCTGAGCGCCAAAAGCGGCAGGCGTCTTTCTTATCCACACCGGCGAAGTACAAAGCATATCTTGACGGCCATCCGTTAAGTGAGTTTGTCGGTCATTATCACGATGATACATTTGGGGATATGACCATCGAGCAGAGCCTTAAGGGGATGTTTGGCGATGACGCGGCACAGTATTATTTAAGGAACCAAAAAGATGAGTAGATTACTCTCCTGGATAAAACGCATCTTTCACGCCCAGCCTGCCGTTGACGAGAAAAAGCAGACGCCATTGGAAACGGTTGATTTCTCCCTGCGCCAGGAAGTCAATCAGAACGATCTCGGCTCGATGGTGCTGCTTGTCCGCACGCGCAACAACGGAGAGGTTGAACGGGAATGGCTGCCTGTTGTCCAGGCGCATGATTGGTTGTTCAACGATCCCGCCAATGGGATTATCTACAAATCCGGCCATATCGAATACGTTCATGTGTGGTCAGGTGATTGGGATCAGTCGGCATAGGAGGAATGATGGAGATAACAGAAATAAAATGTAAAATATGTGGCGGGCCTATTCCTTATTGCTTTGACGTGCCTCATGTCTACGAGTGGGAACAGGAATATTGTTCTGAAAAATGCTTCCACAAATCAAACGAATACGTCATATCCGATAATTGGGTATTGCGAAATATCGGGATGAACATAGAAGAAAGAGAATTTGCTTACAAACATCTTGACACTATAAAATATATTCTTGAAGATGGAAATCCGTACAAGGAGAGTTGATATGCCTTACAAAATCGAGAAGCGCAGAAATAAATGGGCTATCATTGACAAGGCCACCGGTAAAGTTATCGGAAAGTCGGATACCAGAGAGGATGCAGAAGGATCCGCCCGGGCGCGCCTAGCTGGAGAACATGGATGGAAACCTGGAAAGAAGAAAGGGAAGGACAAGAAATGAAATGCCCTAAATGCGAGAGCGAGATGTTTGAATATAAGTTTGCAATGAATAACACGCCTCAATATCTTTGTGAGACATGTAATGTTTATTATATTAAGACCAATCCGAAAGATTATCAGTGGAATTATGGCAATAAACCCAGACATATCTGCAAAAATTGTCAATATTGGCGCAATAAAGATTGGTGCAGTAACTCAAAATCATCCAAGTTTCTTAGTCATCTTGTTGACGATAATACGTGTGAGGCATTTTACAAGGCAGGATTAAAAGCTCCATGGTGGCTGCGCCTGTTGAATAAGATCATTGGATTTGTTGGCAAATGACAGATCGTGAATTCTGGATCGCCATTCGTGCCGCTCTATTGGCAATCTGCGCCGCAATAGAGAAGAAATTCTTACGGAATAATGCGCACGGTTGACAATCTGTGCTATAATGTAGATACATAGTTTTGCGGCGGCGTGTGGGAAACGCGGGGAGAGTTGTAAAGTGAGCCGATGGCTGTGAGTCGCGAAAGTGATTGTCTAGCAAGATATCCCCTTCGGCATTGCGGGTAAAACCGAGATCAGGTAAAAATCCTGACCGCAAAACTAAAACTGACTTAGGAACTTCCCGATGGGCCTTTCCTGAGTAAGACGAGCAAACGTCACGAAAGACGGTGGCTTGTGAGAAATCACAACCATCGTCTTTTTTGTTATCAAACCACCTTCAAGTCGTACTTGTAAAAAACGAAAAAGGAATAATCAAATGTCTGAACCTGAAAAAACCGATAGCGTCGAAACCCCCGCCAAAGTGGATCAACAGACTGCGGAGTCTAAAAACACCGAACACATGATCCCGAAATCTCGATTTGATGAAGTGAACCGAGAAAAGAACGAACTCAAAGCGCAACTGGAAGCTGCAAAGCAAGCGGCCAAAGAGGGAGAGGAACAACGGCTACTCGAGAAAGAGAGCTTCAAGGAACTTTACGAAAAAGCCAAAGTCGAGAATGAAACTTTACGGCCTAAAGCCGCTATGGTGGATGACATGGAAAAGGCTTTGCGGAAATCCCTTGATGCGCAATTGGCGGAACTGCCCGAACACGTTCGGAACACAGTCCCGGCCAAATATACCACCCAGGACAAATTGGACTGGTTGGCGGAAAATCGCTCGATCTTGATGAAGCCAAAAGCATTCGATATCGGTGCAGGACGAAATGGCGGGGAAGCGCCTGAAACAATCGAGCTTACCCCGGAACAACTAATGGCGGCAAAACGAACCGGTGTTAAACCGGAGGACTACGCCAAAAATCTATAAGGAGATACTATGGCAGCCCCCACCTACACTTGGGAGTACGTAACAAATATTTTTGGGCTCACGCCTCCGAAAACTTACACTTTCGAAGCGTCAACGAGCCTTGAAACGAAAATCGGAACCGCTCTGATTTTGACAGGCGGGCAACTCGATGAAGCGACCGCAACGGTCGTATTGTTTGCGGGCTTGGCCGCCGAAGCGACCAGCGCAGCCGCAACCGCAGGCGATCCGATCAAAATCTATGTCATTCGCCCGGGTGATGTAATCAAAGGAACCGCTGACGCTGACGCGTCCAGTTATTCCGGCTTTTCAGGTAAAACGTTCGATTTCAATACCGATGGCTCTATGGATGTGGCCGACACTTCCGGCGGATGCTTGTCTGTATGGAAAACCGAAGACTCCGGCTTGACGGTCTACTGCACCGTGAACTCCGCAAAAATGGCAGTAATGTAAAGGAGATATGAAATGCCTACCCCTATGATCCAAAAACAATGGGCAGACTATCTCACGCCTGCCGCTAAATTCTGGTGGAGCCAGACACTGAACCCGACAGCCTCTCCGCTTATTCAGTTGATGGCTATTCGGAGTTCTTCTAAACCGACCGAATACTCCCAGGGCGTTGGTTCGTTTGGATTGGTTCCTGAGTACAACAGCGCCAGCGCTGAGGGAAATGGAACCGGCCTTCATTACGACTCGTTTTCCCCGTTGTATGAAGCAACGTTCACCCATAAACAGTACGCTGATGGCGTAGAAATTGAACGCTTGTTGTGGGACGACGGACGGGAAATGGAAATCCAGGCAAAGATCATGACCCTGGCGATGTCGTACACGGACACCCGCGCGTATCACGCATCCGGCATTCTCAACAACGCCTTTGCAACCGTGACTGGTTACGACTCGGTTTATCTGTGCTCTGCTTCCCACCCGACGAATAAGGTAAATTCCACTGCGGTCAACAACCTTAGCACTTCTGCGATTTCATACGATGCTGTTGTGGCCGCGTTGGTAGCCGGCCAGAGTTTCAAGAATGACCGTGGCCTTCCGCTTCCGTCGCGCTTCGATGTGCTCTACGTTCCAGTGGCTTTGCAAGCCAAAGCGTACGAAATCGTCAATGCAATCGGCAAACCCGGCGGAGCAAACAACGATGCGAATTACCTTTCGTCTCGTGGGCTGAGCGTTGTTGTTGATGAGTATCTCACCGACACAAATAACTGGTTTATGATCGACTCTGCCAAAGCGCGTATGCACGCCATTTGGTATAACCACACTCTGCCAGAATTTGAGTTCGATCCGACCGGTTCCTACAACCTGGTTGCCCGTTATCGCGGATATATGCGCTACTCCTTCGGATGGGATGATTTCCGATGGGTGTATGGCCACTCCGTTACCTAACAGGAGCATGATATGACTACTTTTGCTGACGGTCTTTATCAATTCGGCGGTGTTCCTGTTGGGGCTTTCGATCCGGTCATGCTGTCGGGCGGAAAATGGTATTTCTGCGATCCGACGCATGGAAGCGACTCGAATGACGGATGCTCTCCAGATCACGCCAAATCTACTCTGCTTGCGGCATACAATTTAACCCGCGACGGATATAACGACGGCGTCGTGTTCATCGGAGGAGCAACGGCTTACAATCCTGCTGCCGCCTTCGATTGGTCGAATAGTTATACCCACCTGCTCGGCGCATCTTCGTCAGTTCCCGGAAAAGGCCAGCGCTGCCGAGTGGTCGCGTTGGCAGCGACGGCACTCACCCAAGCCATGACAATTTCTGGCAGCGGGTGCGTGTTCAAAAACATCCAATTCAACAACGAGAAAGCATCCGGAGCGAGCGGTTCTGCTGTCGTTTCCGGCCTTCGCAATCGGTTCGATAATTGCTTCTTCATGAACCCGACGTCCGTTACGGCTGCATCCTGGGCTTTACAAGATACAGGCTCAGAAAATGCCTTCGTGCGTTGCAGCATCGGCCAGATCACCAATGTTAGATCTGCGGCAAGCTATGGCTTGCTCCTGAAGACAGCCGCCAACTCTCTGAAATTCATCGACTGTGAATTCCAGAGTTGGTCGGATCAGGTCGCTCACGTCCCAGTGTACATTGACTCGTCCATTACGTCCGAGGGCTGGCAACTTCAATTTGAAGGTTGCCTGTTCCAAAATCTCGGAAATGCTTCGCTGTCTTACGGGATAGTTGATGGGGCAACAAACCCGTATCACCAGATCATCTTCCGGGGTAGCGATAACCTGTTCGTCAAGATCACGGCTGTGTCTGACCAGTTGTCCTATACCTACGTTGCGGACACAAAAACATCTACGACCAGCGGATTGTTGGCCGTCGCTGTCGCCGAATCCTAATCTAAACGAGAAGGGCGGATGAAAGTCCGCCCTCTCTGTAAGAGGTAAATATGTACTCTTTCAAAAAAAGGATGACGAGTATGAAAACGGGCAGGACGTATGCAATTGGTCAGATTGTACCTGACGAATTGCTCACACCAAACGGAATATCCGAAATGCTAAGGGTTGGGGATATCGAAGAAATCGTGGAAGCAAAACCAGTTGAACCTACCTACGTTCCAGATGCTGAAATCCCGTTCGCTGAGTCCGATCCGGAGTCAGAAGATGAACCTGTAAAAGTACGGCGCCCTCGCAAACATAAGGAAGTGTAGCCATGACAACTTTGGTTAATATAAGCGGCGCAAGAATGCGTTTTGAGCAGGACTCCGGTTCAGGCTCGCTTGCGGCTTCTTACAGCGCAACCGTACTCACAGAGATTGAAAGTGTCTTGTTGACTTTAGCCTCTACGCCAACCGATTCGGAGAACTTCCGCATTTTCGTCGACGATGCAGGCGGATCGACAAAAGACACCACGGCTTATCTGTTGAATTTGGCTGGTGGAAGCGTTCCGTATGCCGCATTTTACCCGGAGGGGTTGTATATCAAGAAAGGCGACGCATTATCGCTGTCGTTTGCGAATACAGGCAATATCGCTTATGTTGCATCCACGATTATGAAGGAAATCATCGCGTGACTTATTCTTTTGACGCTTCTTTGGCCTCTGATGTAGATATCGTGCGCTTCAAAATTGGCGATAATCACGATGAAGGCCATTATCTCGAGAACGAGACGATCCAGTATTACATCACCAATGGATCGGTAGGTTCTGCAGTCGTGAATTGCATCAATTATATCATTACCCAACTCAGCACGCCAAACTTCCGCCAGGATTGGAATTCAGTTGATTTTGAAAAAGCCCGTGTTGGATTTGAAACCTTGTTGAAAGAAATGCGTCAAGAATACGGCATTTACACAGCGACGGCGAAGTCAACCATCAAGCACGCGCACCGGGCAGATAGCTACGAATATAATGACACTGTAAATTCTGACGGCTTGCATTATGACGATCCGAGCGGAGGGGCGCCCTGATGTTGATGAACTCCCGTTTATCTGCGCAACTCCAGCGCAACACGAAGACGATGCTCTACTCTGACTTCGGATATCTGCTTATCGACGTTCCAGACGGGACATACGACGACTATAACAATCCGGTTGTCACTGTCAGTGAAATACCATTGGCTTGTGCTTTCACGGACAAAGCAAACGTCGAAGCCTGGAAATCATACGTTGACGTTGAGCAGTTGGAGGCTGAGGTTCGCTTCGAACGGGCACACCCTACCAAAGGCAACCGGTTCAAATTGACCAGCCGCTTTGGAAATAACATTGATCCATGCCAGGAATACGAGATATTCGGGATCCGAAACAGGGACGTATTTGGGTATGTGTGCGCATTGAAGGCGGTGGTTATATGAAAGTCAAAATGACCGTCGATAATACGCAACTGAAACTTGCTCTAAAAGGAATCAATCTTAATAGACAAGAATTATTGGATATTGAGGGTAACGGCGCACGCGTGGTTATCAACGGCGAACGGATGAGGGTTCCAACTGGTGATACTTCCGCAGCCAAAAACACTATTGATAGTCACATCATCGAAGCAGACGATAACCACGTTGTGGATGAAATTGGGCCAACTGTGTTATATGGCCCATTCCTTGAATACGGCACAGGAATCTACGCTGAGAATGGTAAAGGACGTCAAACGCCGTGGACTTATTACAGCGACAAACTCGGCCGGTTTGTAACAACTCATGGTATGAAAGCCCAGCCGTTCATTCGGCCAACCGCTGAGGAAGATAAAGACAAAGTGCAGGCGGCTGTGTCTG